GGCGTGTCTCATAGTTCGCTGACCTGTTGGATGCGTTTGCCGATCCAGCGCATGACAGGCACCGCCATGCTGTTCCCAAGCGCCTTGTAGCGCGGCCCATCTGGCGACTCCGGCTTCTTGCGCCACGGGATGTTGGTGTAGTTGTCTGGGAAGCCTTGCAGTCGGCTCGCACTCAACTGGCGTTAGGCGACGGACTTGCATTGCGGAAGTCATTACGCCGTCATGCCTGCCGCCATCCCCACCGCGCAGCATTGCTCCAGCAAGATTTTCTCTTGCGTTAAGTTCTTCGTCCCATGCGACCGGCTGCGCCACTACATCCGTCGCCCGAACGTCTCCTACATCAAAGCAGTTGATCGTGTTGCTGATTCCATCCTCTACCCACGTTTCGTGGTCGTTGACGGACTGTGCGCGACGGCTTTTGCGGTAGTGGATAAGCCGCGCTGTTGCAATCGTTGGAACCTGGTTGGTTCCGCTTGCGCCAGCGCGCAAAGGTGGAGTCCCTTCAACTGTCAGTCCAATTCCTCGAGAGTTACTGCTATTTCCTGCGCTAAACGCCATCGCCATCGGATTTGTAGCCTTGCAACGTCTGCATTAAGTCAATGTCGGTCTGTGGCACAGACATCTTTGCGCCGAAGCCAATGGGTTGCGCAACCATGTTGAATCCATCTGCACGACTGTTAATCGTGTGCGGTAGTTTCTAGCGTAGCGGCTACGTCTGATTGACGATTGCCTGCAAAGCATCGCGCAGGGCTGTCGGAAGTTGCTTTCCGCGCTTCTCTGCTCGGCGGAGTATCCCGGCGCACGCTTTCGGACTCAAAAAGAACCTTGGCGGGACGCTGCCAGTCTCCAAGGTATCCGACAACGAACACAGCGACGGCGGCGCTGGGCCACTCCGAACCATTGAGCGTCGAGAACTCTGTAGGCGAACCCATACCCCAACTCGCCCAGCGCCCCGAGGAAGGTACCAAAATCCCGTCCTCCGTTAGATGACAGGACACCGGGTACGTTTTCCCAAACATATCCATCGAGGCCGCTGACGTTGAGCGATTGCAAGAAACGTAAGCATGAGGTTGCCTCTGGGGTCGGCAAGCCCTTTGCGATAACCCTGCGACGCTGAAGGATTGGCAGGGGGTTCCTCCAACAAGAAGGTCAATTGATTCATTTGGCCATTCCTCGTATTTGGTCATGTCGCCGTAGTTTGGGACGATTGGGTAATGATGATTGAGCACAGCGCATGGAAAGGCTCGATCTCGCGTAGCAAGCGGCTTTCCAGCCAAGCGAATGCCAGGTGACGGTTGCCGCCTCTATGCCGCTGCAAACGCTGCCGTATCTCATTTCGTGCCCTTCTTCAGAATCTGCCGCCGCCCCTCTCGCGTCATGCTCAGCATTTGCAGCCGGTCATAGTCTAGGTCCAGATCATGTCGCAGACCCAGCGCATCGACCCGATCGCCTTGCTGATCGGAGTAGATCCACTCCTTTGCTCGGCGCTGCGTATCCAATGCGGTTGAGTCGAATCGCTTGGTCACACGACCGCGGCCCACAACGCCCGATATGACTGATCGTTCACCAGTTCGCCGTCTGTCTGGCTAGGTCGATTGCTTTACATAGTTCCTCGATGATGGGTTTGATGGTCTTTCGCAGCCGGTACAGTTCTCGCTTTTGCTCCCGCCTGCGATCTCGTAACTTCTCGGCGTGCTGCCAGTAATACTCGCGCTGGTATTCCGTCCGCTTGTTGCCGAGTCTTACAGCCTCCGAGGCCGCGCGCTGGGCTTCTGGCGTGAGGGATTGGTGGAGGTGGTAGTTGTGCGGCTTCCCCCCGACCGACTCTGTTCCGCAAATTGGGCAATTACGGCGCATGACGTGTACACGCCTCCTCGGCTTGCTCGAAGGTTCTGGAACAAGCCCCAGGCACTTCGGAATGCGCCGTCCGTCCTCGTTGCTGCGTCCAAGCCACGTATAGGCCTTCTGGGCCGTTTTGGTCTTGGCGGATGGCGTAGGCGCGGCAGGCGCTGACGTGGCCCCAAAATGGATGAGAGAGCCATTGGAGAGGCTGACGGAGGCGTAGGGCGGCTTGGGTCATGGCGCGTCCTCGTCCGTGGCCCAACTTGGGCAGGGTGCCGACTTGGCCCTCGGCGTCTTGGTAGTGCAGCACCGCGCGCCGAAGGTCTGCTGGAAGGCGAGCATCATGGATAGCGCCTCCGGCCCTTCGTGACGCAGTAACCGCTCGCCGACCGCCGTGGTCGGGGTAGGCTTCGGCATCTTCAATCGCTTCGTTAACTGGGGGAATGTCTCATCGTGTCTCACTAACTGGGGGAACAACTGGGGAAAAACCTAAACTCGCGTAAGTCATTGATTCTTCGTCCCCCAGTTGATCCCACTATATACAACTGGGGAACTGGGGAACTGGGGCAACCCCCAGTGTCCCCTCCAAGTTGCCTTCCGACTGGGGGAAAGACTTGGGATAACTGGGGAAACTGGGGGCAATTACGTTGCTCAAAACGGCACAACCTCATCCTCATCGGCCTTCTTATCGCCAACCTTGAACGCCGAAATATACCGCCCCTTCGCATGATCGCGAGCCGACACTTTGACCAGGCTACCCTCGGACACCCACTCATCGAGCACGCGCCGAACCATCGACCGCGCACCCGGCATCGTGAACATCCAAGCTCCATATGCCTCGCCACGATCTGCCCGGCCCATTGCGCGCTGCGAACATCCGCCCGCACCAACAACGGGTCGCGCTGATACGTCGCGTCTATGTCTGCCAGAATGACCGCCTTTTGACCCGGCGACATCTGCGCGTCAGTCGGCGGGTTCCACTCATCCACCACGCCCACCTTGTCGCCGTCTGGATACACCGCATCGCCGTTGCCTAAGTCAATGCTGACCAGTTGCCGCCACAGCCGCTCGTCCGTCGGCGGGTCTCATGTTGGCCTTTGGATTCTGAAGCCAGAAATACCGTCGCCGATCCTTCGCTTCGATACCGTACCGCTCCGCCTCGGGCTGTCCCATCGGCGAGGCAATCCGCACGCTACGACACGCCCCGAGCAATGCCGACGCACCGCGCACGTCCTCGCTCGACGCCCTCGTTGCCGTTGCCCTTTCGGAAGTGATGCACGATCTCGACCGCCAGGTTCGCCTGCTCGGCTATCGCGCGCCACTCCCACATCACCTTTTCCATCGCCGGGTTGTTGTTCTCATTGACCGCGTGCGTCGAAATGAACGGGTCAAGGATCATGGCGTCGATGCCCTCATCTCGAGCGCACTTCACGATCTGCTCACGCACGGCAGGCAGTTGCATTACCGTGCCATCCGCTTCCTCGGCCACGATGATGCGGGTATCACGGCCAGAGGTGAGGTACAGATTCTGCGCGACCTCCTGCGGGTCTAGGCTGTAGTGCTTACAGATCGCCACGAGCCTACGCTGCAATTCGTCCAGCGGGTCTTCCCCGTTGTGAATCCAGACCTTGAGCGCCCCGGTCGGCAGTTGCCACTTACCGCGCAGTAAGATCGCGTCCAAGCGCCATGCTCACAGCCTCTACCATCGTCATCGACGACTTGCCGCCACCGCCCGCGCCTGCCGTCATCGACACCATGCGACGCATATAGTGGAAGCCATACAGCCACTGCCGAGGCGGTATGCAATCGGCATCGATAGGCTGCCAGCGCCGCGCGACGATGCTTTCAGCGTTGCGACGCTTGCGCCGCTTTGGCCGGTTCGGTGGCCGGTTCCCTTACTGGCTCCATGCCGCGCGCCTCGGGCACGTCCGACCAGTCCGGCTCGCCTTCTTCGCGTGGTGGTGGGCCCAGCCGCACGGCCTCGGATACGTGGACATAGCCGCCAGCCTTTGCTGCGCTGAACACGCTACCGAACGTCACGCCGCCCGCCCGGTCGAGGTGGAACGACTGCCATCGGTGCTCGATGTCGGCCGCGCCCTGCGTAGTTGTGCGGCAGCGTGCCAGTCAGTCCGCCGCTTGACCATGCGTCCCAAAGTTCCAGCCCATCGTCAGCGCCGCCGCTCGCGTGGTGCAGCGCCATGCCGACCATGAGCCATGCGTCGTATCGCTCTGGGTCAATATGCGCCAGCGCATCCGTGACGCGCGGCAGATCGCGCTGGAAGTCTTGGCTAGTGCCGAGCCGTGGCGGCAGTTTCGCGGCCACCTCCGACGGCAGTTCCAAATCCATGCGCCGCTCATCGATCAGCCCAGCGGGCAGCGTGGCAATGTCAGCCAGCGGGCCGGACTGCCCAAAGTGCAGCGGCCACCAAATGACGTAGCCACCTTCGGCTCGGATATCCAGCCCACCCCGGCGCACCTTGCCGAGCGTCACGCTCGCGCCGCCTCTGATCTTTACGCCTGCCGGAGTCTGGAATAGGTAATGCCGCCCGCCGCTTCCGCCGCCCGTTTGGTGCACCCGCGTGGAGGTGAGGATCGACTGATTTTCGGACAGCCAGTCTTGCGCCTGGTCGTCGGCTACCCGCGCGTCGAAGTCGAGCACAGCCAGATTAGTGCGCGATCCCGTCGGCACGCCCACGAGCGCGTCGGGTAGTTGCCCCACCATCTACGGATGGTCGCCTCGTCTTGGCTTGCATCCTTAAACCCGTTGCGGGTCAGAGGGGACTTGGCCTTTTGGATACGCCCTGTGGTGTCCTTCTCATCACGCCGTCGGCATGGGAATACGGGGTAACGCTTGGCGAGGTCGAGCACCTTTTCGACGGGTACGATTGCTGTGAGTTCGGGTTGTGTCATGGGTAGATATCCGGCCTCAAGGCATTTCTCCGTACTCCGGTAGCGGCCTCAATGTCAAGTACCCGCATGACCGGCACGCGGCCAGCCTCGACCCACTGGTGGACAGCCTGCGGCTTTATCTTGAGTTTTCGCGCGAGCGCGGCCTGTCCGCCAGCCTTTGCTATCGCAGCAAGGAGGGCGGACTTAGGACTTTGGTGTGGTTGTTTACGCATACGCGGCCGAGCATACCGTAGGGTGGACAGAAGTATCAAGTATTGCTTTTCTATCAAGTAGTGCTTGACACCCCAAAACCGGCATGGTTTACTACACACATGGACGGCGCGGTGCCGGGCCAGAAGCGATAGAAGGAGACGACAATGACCTACGAAACCGAAGAACGATGCACTTGTTGTGATCGCGTACTCAACAAGAAAACGCTGGTTTATTTAGAGTTGAACTGGCGCACCAGAAAGTACAGCAAAGACAGCGTGCCGTCGGAAGAAAGCCAGGGCTATTTCCCGTTCGGTCAAGGGTGTGCAAAAACCGTTTTGAAAAGAGGCGGCGAGGTGGCGGCATGAACCGCCCCTCCCTCTGGCCGCAAGCCATCGTATTTTTTTGTTGTGCCTTGTCGCCTGCGCTGTGGAGCCATGCGACGGGCATTCGTGTGATCAAGAAGTAACCATTAAGGAGTTTAATTAAATGAGCATTTTTGTTAGCGCATCATCTGGCGGCAACTATCCCGAGCGCAAGCCATTGGAAGCCGGAGCCTACGCCGCAGTCTGCGATATGGTCGTCGATCTTGGAGTGCAGCCCTCACCTGGCGGACAGTTCGCGCCCAAGCGCACCCTGCTGCTGCGGTTCCAGATCCCGAGTGAGCGCGTCGAAATCACGAAGGACGGCGAGACGAAGAGTCTGCCCGCCGTGATTAGCCGCACCGTGGGCCTGTCATTAAACGAGAAGGCCACGCTTCGCCAATTGTTGCAATCGTGGCGGGGCCGTGCGTTTACGCCCGAGGAGTTGAAGAAGTTTGATCTGACGGCAGTCCTCGGCAAGCCCGCGTTCATCAACGTGACCCACAGCGACGAAGGGTGACAAGACCTACGCCAATTTGACCAGCATTATGCCCCTGCCAAAGGGCATGGCCGCACCGACCCTTGAGGGCGAGGCGCTGGTGGTTCTCGACCGACACTCCAAACCCAGACGCGTTCGAGCAAGTTGCCGACGTGGGTACAGGACAAGATCGCCGCGCGCATCATCGAGCAAGCCGAATAGCCGCAGTCGCCTGCTCCGGCCTGCTGCCTGCGCCTGCGTTCGTTGACGATGAGGTGGCCTTCTAATGGCAACCGCAAGTTACGGATACAAACTGGCAGACGGCACGAAAGTGCCGTCCGTCACCACCATTCTCAAGATCAAAGACCCTGGCGCGCTCATCAACTGGGCTTATAAAACGGGTCGCGCTCATGGCAATTTGGAAGGCAAGGGCCAGTTCGCACCGGCCAATCTTGTACGATGGCAACGATGCCTTGCAGATCGGCACGTGCGTCCACGAAATGTGCGAGGTGTACGTAAAGGGCGGCGATCCGACCGCGCATCTTGACGCCGTGATGGAGAAAGCCGAGACGCTGGACAAGTCAGCATTCCGCGCGCAAGTCGTCAGCGCGTACAGTGCATTTGAGTTTTGGTGCAAGGGCACGCAGTTGGAGATCCTCGAGTGCGAGGTGCCAGTGCTGTCCGAGACGCACCGCTACGGCGGCACGCTCGACTTCATCGGGCGGCTGAATGGTCGGCTTGTGCTCGGCGACTTCAAGACCAGCGGCGGGGTCTATCCAGAGTATCTGATCCAGTTGGTCGCGTATGCGAAGGCATACGAGGAATGCAAGGGCGTGAAGATCGACGGCGGGTATCACCTTCTGCGCTTCAGCAAGGAAAACGGCGATTTCGGGCACCACTTCTACCCGAAGCCTAGACGACGATGCGTGGCCCGCGTTTCTCGCATTTGCGGGCGCTGCATGAATCTCAATGAGAAGTTGAAGAAACGGGCGGCTTGATTTTTTTACTGTCACGGCACGGCACTGCGAGTGGGCGCATGTGCCAAGCCCCAAATGGAGAGCCAAACTGGCGGAGAATACTAATGAGCGATTATAAGAGTTAAAATCTTCGTTTCAAATGCGCGTATACGCAAAGCGATTGAGGCAGCAGGGTATACCTTCGTGCTTTCAGATGTGCAGGGTGAAAAACCTATCAATTAGCGCCACGTTTAATCTCGTGAACATGAAAACCTCACCGCGCAACAAGAATGGAGAATGGAGATTGTGCGTGTTGAAGTTGGCTGATGCGTTGTATTCACTACCCGATGTATCTTTTTAGTGAGCAGCAAAAATTACTTGTCCTCAGAGACATTTACAGGCACTAGGGATGTTACTGAATTCAGAACTTGTCCGTATCAGCGAACAGTATATCTGGGACAATCGTCTTGAAGATATGCAAGACAACGAAGGGGTTCGTCAGATTGCGTAATGGCCGATCCAATGTACACCGACGACGACGAAATGTTTCAAGACCTAACCCACGACCCGGTAGATTCGCCACGGCACTACCAGTTGCGAATCGGCGGCGTGGACGCGGAAATGATCGACGTTATCCGCGCCATTCTTGGCGCTCGTGGCACGTTGACTTACTGCCACGGCTCGGCGCTGAAATATCTCGGGCGCGCTGGCAAGAAAGACGGCGCACCGACGGCGCAAGATCTTCGCAAAGCCGGGTGGTTTTGTACATTTGCGGCGCAAATCGCAGAAGATTTAGAGGGTGAGGACAAATGATTAAGCAATCCTCGGCTGAAACTCTGCAAGCCATTGCCGATCTGCTCGGTACGCGGCCGACCGCCGCAATGGTCGCAGCCGCGCTCGAGGCGGCATACTCGCTTGGTCGGTGCGACCAGGTGCTTGAGTCAACAAAGGTGGCGCAGCATGAACTGGCTTCTTGACATGATCCGCCGCGTGCGGCACTCACGCCGCGAGGATTGGCGGCACGTCCCGCCGCCCAATTGGGCTTGCTCACGTAAACGTGCGGGAGGGCTTTACTGGTGAAAGTAGAAATCTGTCCCGAAAGCATGGCAGAAATTACTCGGGCCTGAATTGCAGTTGACGCTGCAACTGTTCAAGAAGGATTTACGCCAGCGGAAAGTGGGCAAAGGTACGGCGGTATTTGCTCACGATAAAGCAGCCGACATTGAGCAGATAAAGCGGCACGTGGAAGCAACGGAGATGCTATTGCGATATTACGGTGAGCCTCAATGACCCACGACGACATCATCCGACTGGCGCAAGAGGCCAAGCTGCCTTACGAGTACGACACCGGGCGCGTTCTCCACCTGAAAGAACTTGAACGCTTCGCCGCCCTCGTTGCTTCAGCCGAGCGGGAAACTTGCGCGCAAGTGTGCGAAGCAATTGCAGAAGAGTATGCATCTGACCCGCGCAGCCCTGATCCAAATTATTGCGCCGCCGCTATTCGTGCAAGAGGAGAGGAGAGTTCTAATGGCTAAGTTACCGTACACATTTACCATTTATCCTGATCAACCTAACCCAAAGCAGGTCACTGCAAGTTGCGTTGAGATAGGGCTGTTACTTAAACACAGGGCTGATGGGGATTTAACCATTAGAAATGACAAAAAATATATCTGGGACTCATGGACGAACAGTGCTGTTAGTAAAGCAGCAGTCAGAGAAGTGACGGGTGGCGTGCATGAAATAATTGAAGATATGTTTAGAAAAAACAAACAGCCAACAAAGAAGATTAAGCCATGACTCTTGACAATATTATTCAAATAGCGCGTGAAGTTGGATTCACTATAAAAGTAGAAGACGTTGATAAGTTTGAACGCTTCGCCGCCCTCGCGCAGCCGTCAGTAAAAGACACGCGAGACGAGGAAATTGCGCTGCTCCGAGAGGAAATCAAACGGCTACGCTTTTGCATACCTGAAGGCGATGCCGCAGCAGCGATGGAATATCTCGCGTATTGCGTGGAAAAGGCGGTAGCAGCCGAGCGGGAGGCGTGTGAGCAAGTATGTGAACGCAGAAAAAGTCTTTACTGGATGGAGTTTGACAAAACAGGTAGCGATGCAGACAGGGCCGCTGCGATTGCATCCGAAGAGTGCAGCGACGCCATCCGTGCAAGGGGAGAAAGCAAATGAAAAGCGAAATTAAATTCATGTCTGGCGGTGTAGAAGGTATTGAGGTTTTATGCCTTTCAAAAGAAGGTGTTTGGGTTAACCCGAACGTGCCTGTTGATGAAGCAACGAGATATGTTCTAAAGGCGTTAGGTTCTCACGTTAAAAGGTTAATTGATGAGGCAATCAAAGCCGAGCGGGAGGCGTGTGCGAAAGCCTGCGAGTGGGAAGCCGCTAAATTAGAGCAATGGCCCCAACGCGATGTGCTTACAGTTAGAGCCTGCGCCGCCGCGATTCGGGCAAGAGGTGAAACATGAAAGACGAATGGGATTTAGAAGTTGAACGTATGCCGTGGCGCTTCAATCCGCCGAAGCCGGATTTACGCGCGGCGCTCTTACAATTGCGCTCATTAGGATTTAACGCCGAGGCCGACTTGATCGCGGGCGAGGTTCTCAGCGTGCAGAAGGTGAGGGCCAAGGAGGCCGAGGCGTACATTCTGCTATCGGCTGCGTGGCCTGCGCTGGTACGTGCTGGCCGCACGGAATTGGCCGATCAGATTTCGCAGTTCCTCGCCGACTAGCGCCGGACGTGGTAGGGGCTGGCCTTCTTGAAATGGTCAGTCATTGCACTGCACGGCTTGATCGATAGGCCGACGCGATCGCCGGATGCGAGCAGTGAAACTTTCGAGTTGCGATACACGAAGAAGGCGCAATTCTGGCAGAGTTCCGGTTCGGCCCATGACAACTCTGTTATCAGTTCACGATCCAGCACGCGCATGGCTACACCGGAGCGCCTCGGAACCACGCCTTGCCAGCGTCCACCGCGACGATCTCCGGCTTGAGCAGCCGCCCCTCGCGGTACGTCAGCACCACGAAGCCCGACGCCCAGTTCAGCGGCCCGGCTTCAACATACGTGAACTGCGGGCCTTTCGGCTCGGCCATCGTGCCGCAATCTACGCCGAAGCGTTGGCCGCGATAGTCAGCCCACGGCGTATATTGCAACTTGTGCAGATGGCCGTGGACGTAGTGCGTGCCAGCGCGCAGTGCCGAATTGTAGGCCGCGTGTATTCCACCGGATACGGGCCGATGCCGTAATGACCGTCCATGCATACTGCTCTGCGTTCAGATGCACGGCCCAGCCCGCGCGCCAGCGTGGCAGATAGTCGATCAGTGTGGAACCTGGCACCTCTTCAAGTTCGGGCACGTTGCTCGATAAGTAATTCTCGAAGCGTGCATCGTGGTTCCCGATGGTGCGTAGCAACTGCGCTTTTCCAGCCGCGCGCTCAATCTCCGCGCATCGATCCTGCACCGCGTGCAGTTCGTCCTTCAGTTCGGGCTGCTTTTCCCACATGATCCGCGAATGCCGACTGATCCGCGCGCCGTCCAGAATGTCTCCATTCAGAATCACGATGTCGGGCTTTAGCGCCTTCGCCAACTTGCAGAATGCCTCATGCGCTGGCGTAACCACGCCCGGCCAGTAGTGGCAATCGCTCGCCACCATCACCACGCCGTCGTGCAGTTCGAGGTGCATTTCGGATTCGTAGCGCCGCGCGCGCTGCTCTGCGAGTCGGTTAGCAGCCTGCCCTGCTTCGGCCTTGATACCGGTCGTGCAAGTCGGAGCAACCTTACTCGGCAACGCTATGCCGTGTTTTGCCTCAAGCGAGCGCCTGCGCTGATGGACACTTCGCACCTGCAGAGACAGTGCGTCGGCTACTTTTTTAGGTGATCCGTAACGCTTCCATGCGTCGATGAATTCCTCGTCGGTGAAACGCTTAGGCATTTAATCCTCAAAGGTGGTTAGGGATTGCTGGAGCAGATGCCCCAGTTGATCGACGAATTGCTCGTCTCGAGACAGCGGGTGCGCCATCATATCAAGCATGGCGTGTGTCCACTCGTGGCAGAAGGTTTGCTGTAGTGATGTCATCGGCTGACCGCCGAGGATCTCAATGCGTAGTCGATCCGGTATCCAGATGCCGACGCAATCTTTATGCTTCCACCGGCTGCGCGGTATGACTCGAACCGTGATGTTGTGCCCTGAGAAGTTTGAAACTCTTAGGGATGCCGGTTTTCATGTTTCGTCCTTATTGGCTCAAGAACATTGACCGCTCATCGTTCCGTCGCTTGACCAGCCCAGGCAATACCCTGCCTGCTGCTTTTGTCCACATGAGAAACGCATCGGCTGCGCCTTCGATATCGCCTCGGTTGTAGCGCATACGGATGCTGCTGCGCTGGAGGTTTCCGAGGCCAACGTTGAAGGCAAAACTTACCAAAGCGTCGAATTGGCCTTGATGACCAAGAGCAGCAGGGCAAAGTCGGGCCACGCCGCGCTCAAACTTCGCAAGGTCTTGAGCCAAAATAGCGTCCACCTCGTCCATCGTGAGTGTTCGATCCCACCCTGCGGGTATCGGTAGACTGCGCCGCTCTTCATACTTCACCGCTGCGTGTGATGGGTCGATAACGTGTCCGACGCCGACACTCCAGAGTAGCGCCGGGCACTGATACGGCCGAGTGCGGACGCCCTCATGGTGCTTAATCATGCGGATGGCCGCTGCTGACACTTTCATTTTTGACTGAAAGCGCGTCCACCAAAATGAAAGGCGATGATGCTGGCAAGGATCGCCATCTCATCGTCGCTGAATACGTTTTCCATCGCAATCGCAAACGGAATGCCGGTCGTGTAGGCATACCACACGCCAGCCACGTTGAGCGCGACAAGTTCCAGCACGAAAATGTAGGTCACGACAGGCCGCACACTGGCGCGTAGATTTATCATCCACTGACTCGCGCCCTTGCCGATCTCAATATCGTGCTGGTACAGGGCTTGCCGCTCTTCGCCAGCGGTCTCGGTCTGGATTTGTTCCAGTTTTATTTCCTCGACCCGCGCTTGTGCGATCAACCCGCGTTCAGCCAGCGCCAACTCGCGCTCTTTTTGCGCTGCGACAAGGGCAAGTTCGTGCTTCTTGTCTTGCTTGTCCTGCATCATCCCGAGGATTTTGGGCAGACCGCCCGCGAGGAATGACAGAAAGGTGCTGATCATCGTCATCATTTTTGACGCTCCTCCATCAACTTCACGCGCACTTTCAGATCGTGGATATCTTCCATGATGTCATCCTTCATGTCCTGCCTACGGGCTGCGCTAACCGGGCTATCGGTCGGTACACCCTCTGACGTAATCAGAGCAGGCATCTTTGACTCAATAGACAGCAGACGATTGTTGAACGATGCAATCTCGGTAAGCAGCCAACCTACTGCGGCCAGCAGTACCGGGAAGAGCATATCGACCACTTTTTGCATATTCACTTGTCGGCCTTTTTGTTTATCAGATCCCAGGCCGACTTCATCTTGTCCTCAAGAACCGCCACCCTTAGGTCAAGTTTTGACAAGACAATAATCAGCGTGATGAGTGCAAGAATGACGGGCCACGCTCTAGTAAACATTTCGAATATGTCCATAGTGCCCCCTACTTTTTACTGTTTGCGATCTTCTCTCTGATAGTCAGAGCATGAGAAATGATTGCAAACAATCCGACGATAATGGCTGTGACACCAGCAATAAACGTGACGATCTCATTCGCACTTGAAAACCAACTGGTTCCCGCTGCTGCAATCGATACCCCTGCGGCAATATCCGCGCCTCTGTTCGTGTTCATCATGGCGGCACTCCCCCTCCACCCAGTCTCGTAATCGTTACCGGCACGTCCGCCGTTGCGGTCAGCGGAGTGCCACCTGTCGAATCCGTCACGGTGCAGCGGTAGATGCCCGAAACAAACTCATCCTCGTTCAGCGTGGCGCTAAATGTCGTCGTCGCCGCGCTGGCGCTTGTAATCGTGAAACTGTCGCCAGATACAAACGTCCAGGCGTAGGTATACGGAGCCGTTCCACCCGAGGGCGTCACCGTCGTAGATGCCGTCGTCAGCGTTGAGGCTGTGCCGGTCTTGCTCAACGTGCTGGGCGACGCGCTGGCTGTCATTGCCACGCGCGTAATCTCCACCGACACGATTGCAGTTTTCGTTGCGGCTGCTGCATCGGTCACGGTGCAAGTAAAGACCGCGCTATAGGTCGAGCCGCTTGCAAGACTTGAGCCTGTGAACGTGGTGGTTGCAGCCGTTGAGGATGTCGCCGTGATTGACGTAGAGCCGCTAGTGCGCGCCCATGAATAAGTGTAGGGCGCAGTGCCACCCGCAGCCGTGACAGTCACAGAGGCCGTCACAATGGTTGCTCCGGTGTCGGTCTTGCTGACAGAGGACGGGGCCACGGTAGCGGTCAGCGAACCGGGAATAGAGTCGGCCGCAGCGGCCACGCCATTGGTGGCTGGCTCGGTGGTCGAGGTGTTGCCCGCATCCGTCCGCACGCGCACCCAGTAGTACCGGGTTGTCGTGTCGTTTTTCGGGATGAATACCGACGTTGCTACGCCCGACCAGATGCGGACAGCCGATGAGAATGGCGTAACCGAGGTGTGCTCGTAGACTTCATACACCGAGCCGGTCGGAAGTACAGCCGGTGCCGTCCACGAAAGATTGAAGCCGCTTGCTAGGTTCTTGGCGGTAAGCCCAGTCGGCGGAGCAGGAATATAGGTCGATGGCACCGGAGTGCTCACAGATGTCGGGGTTTCGTAATCGCCCACGAGCGGATCGCTCCAGTCGCTTGAGTCTTCCTCGCGCACGACTAACTCAACGAACCCAGCCGGGTTGAACTGCCACGATTCGCAGCGGACGTACTTGTTAGTCCAGCCGAGTTCAGCAATCGTGATCTGGCCGACATCAAACGGACGAATCTTGTAGGCAGACATTCCCGCGCGAATCGTCGCAATCAGTGGCATTTCGCCCACGGCGCGACAGCAGGATCGCATGGCGCTGCGCTTCGTACTCGTTGGTGCAGGCTGCGAAATCAACATCAAGCCACGTCTGCTCGCCGTCGGCGGTCACATAGGATGTATTGATAACCGGCTGAAACTCCATCTGCTGCCAGTTCTTGCTCGGCATTCACAAACTGATCCGCGCACGCTGTTGTAGCGGTTGTTGTAAGGCAGTGCCGTTGTGACGTTTATCCCGCTGTCAATCAGATCGGATTCGTCAAGCGTGAAATGACGACGATTGCCACGCGCCCGCAAACATTCTCCACTGACCGCCAGAGTAATAGCAGACGCCAGCCATTGCATCGACTAACTTGGTGATGTTGTCCTCGAACGAGTCTGTAGCGAGTAGCACCACATTGCACGTATATCGTTTCTGCGTAGCCGGGCCTGGGATGTTCACGAGTTCGTCGCAGATATCCGCAGCGTCAGCGACCAGCACCCAGTCTATGCGGTCGGTATCCTCGCCAAGCCCGAGCCGTGTGGAAATCAGATAGTCGGCAAGGCAGAGCGCAGGGTTAGACGAGTAGGCAAACGTGGATGGGTCATCAAGACGCTGTGAGCCAACTCCGCCCGGCTGCGTGGAGTCCAGCCGCGGATCATAGACTCGCTTTCCTTCCACAAGCACGGTCACTTCCGGCTTTCCTGTCTTGTATACCGTTTCGTCGAATTGGTACGTCAGCGCGAGATAGCCGACCTCGCGCCCCCGATGGCCCGAAGTCCACTCGGTAAATGCTGTATTCAGTTTGTAGTCGGCCGTCTGCTCATTGGTGCCACGATATGCACGCACCCATGCTTTATTGCTCCACGCGCCGCTTGTCACCTTGCCGTCGTCATCCGATCCGGTAATAGCCGTGATGGTGCCGATGGCCGTGCGATTGAAATAGATTTGGCCGATGCTGTTGAGTTCGTGACCGGACAGCGCCAAGACTTGATGCAAGTATTCGTTATTCGTGCCAGAGGTCAGCGGCGGAATCACGTTCATTCCAGAGACCAGCATCTCGCCGTATATGATTCTTCGAGGCTTCGATGTTGCCCAGAATACTCAACATCGTTTTGCGGCTTTGGAATTCTAGGAAGTTTGATTAGAGACTGCGTTACCTTTTTAGCGCATACATACTGCCGCCAATACTGGCGACCGCAAAAAAGACCCAGTAACGTATCCCGCTATGGCCGATCCGGTTGCATAAGCGACTGCGCCTGCAATCTGTCCAGCGACAACGAATATTGCTTGAGGCATTACCAGACCCCCATCACCGAAGCCTTCGGCAATGTCACCGGGCCATTCAAGCCAAGCGCCGCAATCGCACGCCCTGTGCAGATGCCGAGCATCTCACGCCCTGCGTTCTCTATCAGCACGACATCACCACGCATTGGCCGAGTGCGCCGCATCTCGCCGAGGTACTCGCAGACCGCTGGGCCGATGCCGCCTTGCGCTTCGATGTACGCCAACGCGCTGGCCTCGTCGTGATAGCGCGCGGCCAGTGCTTCGGCGTGGTGCGTGTCGTGCATCGCATCGTAAACACGCGCGGCAAACAGACAGCAGTCATCCACGCCCCACGCAAACGCGCGGCCCTCGTGCGCCTCGATGGTTTCCCACATTTTATCGAGCCAGTCTGCGCGCTTCATTTTTTAGCCGGTTGTCCGCCAGTGCCACGCCCGCTGCCGTCAGTACCAGGCAAGCCGCCACCACCATAGGATGCGTCACGATTTCCCCATTGGGAAATAAAGCCGGGAATTGCATAGATAAGATCGAAAAATTGATCGTTCGGGAAAGATAATCTTCTGATCCTCGTCCGGTGAATCTTCCGATGCGAGGCTCGCGGCGCAGTCGGTATTCGCAAGTGAGTTTGATATCTGCAACGCCCTTTGCAAGATTCAAGGACATTTGATTCATGCGACCTTCCCAGACAACCTCGGGCGTGTCTATGAATGTCCCGTCGGTTTGATTAAGGAAGCCGAGATAAATAACTACCGAGCGATTCTGGTAGTTCTCTGTCATGGTCGTTGAGACTAAAGACGACATCGACGCCGGAAAGCGTTAAGGTTATTGATCTAGCGATAACCTCGATGCTTTCCGTCAACGATGTCGATTCCGCCAAACTTGCCCACGCCGTAGAAGGTTTCGGCTGCGGCCTCAAGTGAGATGTTCTCGGGTACTTCGGTTTGCAGATTGTCGCCGTCTTCCATGCGGAGCAGCCCGGCAAAGGTCAATCTCACCAACGCCGTCATGGACGCGAACAACGCCAGAAGAGAAGTCCAACTCGGCAAGCACCACCATGTAGACCGATGGCTTATCGGCCTCTGCGGCATTGTCGCCGCTGACTATTCTGCTCACGCAATGTCCTCGATTAGTGACATCTCAACATCGCTGATAATGCCTGGGCGAGTTGCCCACGACACCCGATCTTCTGCAAGCATAAACCGCCCCATCGGGTTGCGGAAAATCACCGGAGCATTGTCAGCCGGTGAGGTTCGCAGCGTCGGCTCAAACATGAGGTAGCCCTGTCCAGAGCCGTTCGAGTTAAGGTCGGCTGTCAGCCGCTTCAGTTCGCCGCCGATCTCTACCCAATCGCCCGCCAGTGCCAAGCCCGTTGGTAGAGGCAGGCAGGCCGTCGATGTTCAGACCACCACCTACTTGACTAGCCCCGTTGACTAACCCGCATCGGGCGACCGAGGCATAGGTTAGAAACTGGAAGTCGTTAGCCGCGCGTCCCGAAATGTAGTCGTAAAACGAAACGTGAGACGATGTACCGGACGCCGTGAAGGTTTCGACGTACTTGCCCGCATCGGTGCGCATGCGTGCCAGAGAGCAGCCCAGATGCGCCCTGCGACGTGCCAGCCATAGCCGCCGCGCGCACGTTGCCCTTGCCAGCGCCGAGCACGAAGCCGCACGGCATACGGGCAGAGGTTACGGTGGTGAGGGCGGATTGGTAGGCGTAGCGGTCAGCGGCCACGCCCGTGCGGGTGAGCCGCAGCCCGAAGTGCGAGTCGGCAGACAGTGCCAACTCGGCATCGCTCGAGGCCCACCCGGTCGTGCTTGGTCACGGCGGCATTGTTGGTCAGCAGTTCGGCGTTAGCTGAATGATCCCGCAAACGCGCCAGCCGGGTCGGCGAGGTGTAGCCGGTTGGCCCGACCGCGCAGCGCGGCAATGAGCGACAGCAGCCGCCGACGCTTGGCGGCAGAGGGCGCGCGGAAGATCAGCCGACACGACCATCGATTGCCGGGCCGTGAGTACGTCCGCGTGGAGCCGGACAGCGCCGAGGAAAAGACAGCCGTGTTATCGATTAGCGACCACTCAACGTCCGAGGCGACCAGATCGGGAGGCAATACGTAGTCGGTCATCGTCCCACCCCATAGCGCCGGTCAAGTTCTTCAAAGATGCGGCGGTTGTTCTCTTGCAGGATGCCCGGCAGCGCAGATTGAAGGTCGGCCGTCGCGCCTCGTGCGTCAATATTGTACACCGGAGCGACCGTCATTCCGCCGCCCATCATTGCGCCGTTCGGCACGATGCCACCCGATGAGCCTGGGCACGAACAACTCCGGGCCACGCTCGCCGACGATGTACGGACGGCACTATTAGATACCGGGCCGCCAGTCGCGCGGCCTGTCGATTGGCTTAATGGCAGAATTTGCACAGTTAGCAAGAAACCCAGTTCCGCCTGTGAAACATTCCGAAGATAGCGACCGAGGAGTTGCTGCGATGCATGTTCGGCGCGAGCATTCTGCCGGGTTACGTCGACGAAAGCCTCTACAGCATACCCGCGCAGGCCGCCCTTGGAACGGATCAAAAAGAAAGCTCAGCAAAAGCATTGACTGGATATTGTCGTGCGGCTTCTTCGGCGAATACTGTAAGTTGCGTTAGTTTTTCTTGCGCGCCCGGTATGATTTCGCGTTTCCCAGTGACTTCTATTTCTGCAAGAATCTTATCTATTCTTTTCCATCATCCGCGCTGTCGCGGTTTCGATCAATAACGCCAGAGCGCAATTAACCGATCTGGCGCTTCTTTGAACTTCTACATAACCAGCAATGGTTTCGTCATGAGGTCAGCGTCATTTCATTTAGACGGCGATCTCTGCCTGCAAACTTTTTAGCAGCCTCTGCGGTTTCTGTGCTTCCTCATGCGCGCATGCGGTCAAGTTCGCGCATCTGCTGACTAAACCTTCCACTGGTTTTCCATCCGGTTAAGTTCGGACGGCTGCGGAGCACGGCCACGCCGCCCGCCCTCACCCTTGCCAAGTTGCGAAGGGTCTACCGGCTGCGCGAGTAACGCCCAAGTCGCGGCCAACTTTAGTGACCGCGCGTGCTGCATCTGCCGCGAACTTTAATCACCTCTGTAAATCCATTTATCAACGTCGTGGTAAACGAATTAGCAGCCGCCACCAGAGCCGGGTCTTTTAACGCCTTGTTGAAGTTATCAAGCGCGCGCTGCCCTTCCTCTGTTTTCTTCGCAGCCTCAGTAATCTTGCCGAATGCACTAACGAGGATCGAACCAGTCAAGAGGCCAAACGCAAGGTTTACCGCCTTCGCCGTCACCTTCGCGGTACGCTCGAGCGTCTTCATGCTTCGCATCGCCGAGTTGATCGCGGCCTGCGTGCGATCAACTGCGGTGATTGTTACTTGTGCTTGCGCCATGCTCGCTCCTGGTCGTCCGCTTCCATCTTGCAAGCGGCGAGTAGGTGATAAAAGTCGGCCTCTGTCATGCTGAAAATCTGTTCTGGAAGGACGGACAACCGGAGGGAAAGGGCATAGACCGCCCTAAGTTGTCCGTCCTCCATCATTTTTTTTCGGCATCCTCCACGCTTTGCGGCGTGTCGTTCATCGCAGAAACGATCTTGGCGATCACCTCTGGGTCGTAGTTGTTCAGCAGTTCGATTCGCTCGGCCTTGCTGAACACCCGCCGTCCCTCGATATCTCGCGCTCGGACAATCAGCGTCGTCGCCATTGCCTCAAGATCGAGCACCGTGGCATCGCCTTGTTGCTTTGCGAGCAGGAAGATTTCCCGCCGCTCGGCTAAGGTCATATCGGGCCAGTAGTAAATCGTGGTGTTCCACTCTGGAACCACGATTGGAATCAGAGTCTCCGGCGTGCGCCGGTCGGCAAACTGTGATTTTGCCTGCTCTTTCCAGTTCATAAACCCTCGCTATTATGACGTCGCCGCCGTGAGTGCGCCGTTGCCGATGAAGTTAAAGGTGATCTCAGTGATCGCACCGCGCTGGACATTGCGGGTGATTTCGGTCACGAGCGCATTGCCGCTGTAGCGGGTAGCGCCAGCGCCGACGCCTTCCGGTGCTAGCACGACAGACACGTTCGAGCCAGGCGTCAATGCGACCTGTCCGCTCGTGTCGGTCTCGTCCCAGAATGCCGTGATGGTGCCGTTCCACGACTTGATGGCGGTCACGTTATACGTCTTGTCGGTATCCGAAAGCGTGGTGTCCTCGGCATATTCTGCCGTTTGCGTGAACGAAAACGAGGTGACCTCCGCGACCGTGTTGGTCGAAGACGCGCACCAATCCTTCTGACCCATGATGATTTGCCATAACTCCTCCTAACTAATAATAGTGCCCGCGTCGGTTTCTGCCGTGCGGTACACAACCCGAAACTGCATACGTGCCGACCCAATCGGGGCATCCCCGCTAAAGTCGAGCGATATCTGCGTGTCGATTAACACGCAGTCCTTAACCACTGCGCCAAGCGTATTGTCTGCACCGATGGCGTTCTCTACGCTTTCGCACAGTCTGTCGAGCCGGTCGTCCAAATAGTCCGCATCTCGCGCCACGCACTCGATGACGACAGTCAGTTCTCGGTCTAAACTTTCTGGGATACGTCAGCGTCGTCTGCGCGACTGGTTTCGGTGTTGGTGTATACCAGCGCCATCGAAACCGTATCGGCTGGGATCGGATAGACACGCGACTTACTCACCGTGTCGGCTACTGCCGCATTCGTCAGAATCGTGACGATGCTATCTCTGATCGTTTTGCGTGCGTGCGCCATTATGGGTTGCCCGTCTCAAGTAGGATAAATCCGCCGTTCTCTTGCAGCATATTCGTGCCGTCTTGCAGCAACAGATTGTTTTCTTCTGGTGCCTCAAGTCCGGTCGTCACCTCAAGCGTCAGCACCGTTACGCCAGTGCCGTCTGCCTTGAAGTTGCGAACGATGTACTTGTCACAATCAATAAAAAGCAGATCGCCGAGTGCAGGCTTGCAGGGTAGCGCCGCCGTGGGGATCGTAAAGATCGGCACGCTGCTGCTGAATCCTGCCTCCGCGACATCGACGATCTGATAAGCGTTGTCGAATATGCCGACGATGTTAAACCTTGCGCCCTTGTTCTTGTAGATTGCCGCCACGCCCCAGTCGGCTGCGGTAAACATCGAGCGTCTGTCGAAGTCGCTCTCGAAAGTCACGCGGGCGCGCTCAAGTCTGTAGTGGCCTCAAGTACCAGCACGGTCACGCCAGTGCCGTCCGGCTGTATCTCGCGCACCGTGTAAATGTCCTGCCCGTTGATGATCTTGTCGCCCTCTGCCGAGTCTTTCGGCAGTGATGCGCTCGGTATCGTAAGTGCAATGCGCTCCGATGCGAACTCCGGCTCGGCTACTGCGACAGCCTGGTAAGGCGAGTCGAGAATGCCGCGCACGTTAAACCGCGTCTTGCCGCGGCGGTAGATAAGGTCGGTCGCTGCGTCCGAAAAGAACGCTCTGGTATCTGAACTGCTATAAACCGCCATATCTCACCGCCCACATTTCGCTCGTTGCGGTTGGCCCAATCCGCGATACCTCGCCAGAGAACACCGACCTAAAGAGTCGATCCCACTCGTGGTACGGTCTCGCAGACGGGTGAAGATTCACGCCGTCCCAGTACGTCGGATAGTCCGCCGCAGCGATCACTATCGTTCCGCGACATACCCGCTCAAGTTCTTTCAAGCCTGGAAATTATATCCGGCTCAAGAACGTGCTCGATCACGTCAATGCACGTGACGACATCAAATGACCGATCCTTAAACGGCAGTGCAGTGATGACCGCGTTTTGTACACCATCGCCGCACAACTCCGGCACGGCTTCAGTGCCGACCGCATCGAATCCCATCTTGCGCGCTGCGGTCAGTAGTTCGCCGCGCCCGCAACTGACATCGAGAAGTGAACCCGACAACGTATCCAGCACAGAGACCACCGGAAAAAGCCGGTCGTCTGCCATGCCATAGTGCGAGTATTTCTTATAGACCTCGCGGTACTTCTCAATCTCTTTTTGGCGGGCGTTCACGTTTCTTTTCCGGTGAGAATACTTCGGTTAAAAAGTCTTGACGAACATACTGCACGGCCATTTGCCGCCCAATGAGCCATCGACCAAAGCCATCATCGACATCTACCACACGGCCGCGCTCAAGAGTTTGACCGTTGTAAAGTCTTGACCGGGATCATTTCGACTTTCATAAACCTTGAAACACCTTTGTTAGACAACCGGACGCTACCCGAACCTTCTCGGGTTCTTTCATGTAATCACGAACCTTGCCCCACGCTTGGATGTTTGACACGCCATCCTCGACGCGCAGATCGCCATTCTTGCTGTGCCAATATCTGCGGCTCGTCATGTAGTTGTCGCAGCCGCAGATGTAAATCTGCTCGAATCCAAGATACTCGGCAATCCATACGGCAGTGCCGCCGCTGAATCCAAAATCTGGACAGATGCCAGACCAAATATCGCACGCATCTTTGTGGTGCGAAATCACCGGAGCGTGGCCCTGCAATATCGGCCACAGTTCTTTGTCTTGATAAACGATGTAATCCAAATTAAGCAAGAGAGCGTGCTGGTTTACTCCAACCAACACGCCCTCTCGCAGTAGCAAAGGCCGCACCGCTTTGATGTCATCCACCAAAGCGGGGCCACCACCGAGGACAGCACAACGCTGCCCCCGGTGACGCCCTGCGTATGCGGCTAGATCAATCACTCTTAGGTCGTGACGATCTCGTTGCACTCGGCGAACGACTCGGGGTGACGCACCGCGAAGTCGCAGTCGTGGAACGCAACCACGCGAACCGTACCGGCATTGCTGCCCGTGTACTGGTCAACGAGGATGTCGATACCCGACCACTGGCCGATCAGCAACTCGCTCCACACGCCAAAGATCATCGCCGACAGGTTGCTGCCCGAACCCTTCGACAGGTTGGAAGGCATCTGCTGGCTGACGACAATCGGGTAGCCGTAGAGGTTGTTGACATCGGGGCCGAGGATGAAGTTGCCTTCCACGCCCGAAGTCTGCTTCGAGGTGTTGGACAACTTCGCCTTGACCTGGCCGTTCGTCAAGAACGCCGCCGCGCCCGTGAGCGCGTTGTCGATATCGACTTCGCGAACGAGGTTCGTCACCATCGCCCACGTCGGCGCACCGCCGTTCGTGCCGAGCGTCACCGAGCCAATGCCCGAGGTGTTCAGCACGCCGGTCGGCTTGTTGCTGCCCGAGCCAGCCACAGCGGCACCGTCCATCGCCACCGCAATCGAGGTCGCCAGGTCATTGCGGACGAGGTTCTCGATGTCGAGCGACGACTGGAGCATCAAGCGACGGCTGATGTCCACGTAGGCGCCGAGGGTCTTCGGCGACATCGTGACTTGATCGAACGCCGGAGCATTGGTGCTCTCCGTCGGGGCCACGTTCTCAGCAACCCAGTAGGCGGCAGAGGCGGCGGTCTTACGCGGAATGGCAACGTTGCCCTGCAAGCCCGTGAGGAACTGCGCGCCGAGGGTGTTCAGCACCATCTTGTTACGCAGCACGTCGATGAACGAAGCGGCCAGCAGATCGGTCGCCACGGTGTTGCCAGCCTTGGCAGTGCCCGAAGCAGTCGAGGTCGTCAGATCGCGCTTGTACAGCACGTCCACCGGGACGAGCAGACCACGCGAGGTGCGGCCTTCCTTCTTCGCAGCAGCCTCGGAAACCTCAAACTCAAAACGAGCGGCTTCCTGCGCGGCACGATCCTGCGGGTTCGCAAGAGCGCGAATCGCCTTCACGAACGAGAAAGCGCGAACTTCCTTGTCCGAAAGGCCGACTTCCATATCGACGTTCAGCGGCTTGGAGGCCACCTTGTCGAGCAGGGCACCACGGAACTGCTCAATCGACGCGCCATCACGAATGGCGGACTCGCCAAACTCGCGCTGGCCGTGACGGCTGGCAAGGTCAAGAATAGCCGCAACGCGCTCGCGCTCGGCCTTTGCAGCGCCCTCTCGGGCGATATTGATATCTTCCATTTTCGTCTCCTTAACAAAAATTACAGGGTCAGCAGCCGGAGCCGGTGCGGGCGATTCCAAAGAACGCCCGACGCCAACGCTGGTATCTGCCGGAATTGAAACAATGCTGATCTCAAGAGGCATCCAACGGGTTGCGCGGTAAATCTCCCGATCACCTTGCTTCCCATCCGAAACCATCTCGTTGATGACGTAGCCGACAGACACGTTTGACCGTATCCCGTCTTTCACGTCTTGGTAGATTTCCTCGGCCCTTGCGCTTTTCCCAAAGCGCACGACTGCCCGCGCCACGCGGTCAGCCCCGAGGTTGATCTGCTCCACGACTCCGATCTGATCGGACATCTCGTGATCCACCAAAAGCGGCGCGCGGCCGCTTCCGATAAATTCTGTATTGATTGCGCCGGGCGAATGGTCGAGCACTTCCATGCCCCAGCCGCGATCCACCGGCATTTCGCTAGAGAACGCGAGTGTCGCGCGGCGGTCATCTGTAACAACGCGCTCGAACACCGCAGAGCGAAACACGCGATCGGTTGGCCCCTTGCGTTTGCCCGGCCCAACGTAGTCGGGATCGCCCGGCTCATGGCCGTAGATATCCTTCGGGCGCGCTGCCTCTGCCACAACTTCTGCGGCTTCTTCGGCGGCTTCCTCGAAAGCCTCGATCTGCTCGTCGGCCTCTTCGCTTTCGTCCATGTCGTACTCCGACTTGGCGAAAGTCACCGTCACTGTCGCTTCGTCTTCGACGACAGCGATCACATGGCGCTTTTCTATCGTGTCCATATTTCGGCCCTCATCTTCTCGATCCAGTTCTTCGCTCTTGCGATTAGCCCAGGCTTGGCCGGGGTCTCCACCCCAGAGTGCCCACGCGATACGGCCCGCCGAGGGGTAGCCCTCTTCGCCGGGGCTGAAGCCTTCGGCCTCTTTATCGACTTCGTGTCTTGCAAAGTAACTCACCATCCTTCGGACTGTTTTGGGCGAAAGATTCGTCCGATTCTTGATGTCACGCGCTCGGGCCACACCGACGGCTGTGCCGCCGCGCCCAAACTCTTCACGCCAAGCAAGTCCGCGCTCGGCCTCTGCTGCCATCGCCTCTGTAGGCTGTAAATCGACCGCCATTATTCCAACCTCAAGAACGATTCTGCGCTTGTTGTCAAGGTGAGTGCAACTACACGTACCGTGCCGTCGCTGCCCTTCACCTTGATGGTGAGCGTCGAATTGTCCGTGATCTCAAAAACCATATCGCCATTGCTGGCCGGAGTTGCACTCGCGCTAGGCTGATATGTCACCGCGCCAATGCTGCCGCCCGTAATCGCTACGGCGCTCGCATTCTGCGTGGACATCGTGCCGAGGCCCGAAACCGCCGTGTTAGCGATTGCAATATTCGTATTCGATGCGGCAGTCAGTCGGCCCTGCGCGTCTACCGTGAAGGTGCCGACTTGCGAGGCCGAGCCATAAGATGCTGCCGTCACTGTGGTATTGGCGAGCGCAATCGACCGATTCGCAGTCAGATCGCCGCCGCCGCTCAAGCCAGTGCCAGCCGAAATCGTGATGGTCGATGCCGCAGCGCCAAGGCTTGTCAGTGCAGCCCCGGCCGTCGTCGCACCCGTACCACCGTTAGCGACGGCCACCGTGCCGGTTACATTAGCAGCCGTGCCGGTGGTGTTTTGGTTCAGAGTCGGGACGTCTGCCGCCTGTATCGCGGCCATCACGACATTGGTGCCATTGCCTCGCAGATACTGGCCGCTAGTTACAGCGCCAGCAAACGCATTCATCGCAGCCTGTGCGCTGGTCTGTCCGCTGCCACCGTTCGCAATCGCTACCGTGCCGGTGACATTAGACGCCGTGCCGGTCGTATTCTGGTTCAAGGTCGGCACGTCACCGGCTTGGATAGCCGACATCACCACATTCGTGCCGTTGCCGCGCAAATACTGACCGCTCGTCACGGCACCGGCAAACGTATTCATCGCAGACTGCGCGGAGGTCTGCCCAGTGCCGCCGTTAGCGACAGCAAGGGTTCCGGCTAGGGTAATCGTCCCAGCCCCTGTAATCGGGCCTCCGCTCGCTGTAAGGCCGGTCGTGCCTCCGCTGACATCAACGCTTGTGACCGAGCCAACGCCGCCAGCGGGCACCCATTCAACATCCGTCCCGCCGACGTTGACTGCGAGCACCTTGCCCGCGTTGCTGGAGTACGACGGCAGAAGGTTAGTCCGCGCGCCAGATGCGCTCGATGCGCCCGTTCCGCCGTCAGTCACGGCAAGGTCGGTAATGCCCGAAATGGTGCCGCCTGTGATCGTGCCGCCGCTGATCGAAACGTTGTTGGCATTCTGGGTTGACATCGTGCCAAGTCCAGAAACCGCTGTGTTCGAAATCGAGATCGCGCTGTTTGCCGCCGCAGTCAGTCGGCCTTGAGCATCGACCGTAAAGGTCGCAACTGAACTCGAAGAGCCATACGATCCGGCGCTCACCGCAGTATCGGCGAGGCTGATGGTGCCTGTGGCCGTAATCGGCCCGCCAGTTAGTCCTGTGCCGGTTGCAACACTCGTTACGGTACCAACTTGCGGCGCAGCAATCGTAACAGTGCCCGCGCCGTTCGTAATCGTGATGCCAGCGCCAGCAGTAAGATTGGCATTTTTCCAGAGCGAGGTCGATGCGTCATAAATGATTAACTGCCCATTGGCGGGTGAGTTGATCTGTACGTCGTGGATTTCGTCCAGTTCGTACCCGTTTTGCACCTTGACGTAAATTTGGCCGTTGCCAGCGTTAGCACGCTCGACCACGCCAATATAAACCATGTGATTCGGCGCTTTCGGCTTCGTCGCCGTCAAGGTTCCAGCACTTGCGCCAAGGTACAGAATGTCGCCCTCGTTGTAAGCGCCTGTATTCAGCCCATCAAGAACGCCCTGACAAACAATAAAACCGGCTTGGTTAGGGCCGATGCTTTCAGCCGCAAGACCGAATGTCGTTGCAGATGTCGGGTCTTGAAGATTGCTCGCTAACTTAACGCTCGCACGATTCCCGGTCGCTTGGTAAAGATAGACCGGCTGGCCCTTGTTGATCGTGACCGATTCGGCGCTTTTAACGTATGCGTGTACTGTTTGCCCAATTACAGATATTGCATTTCCGCCAGGCAGTCCGAGTTGCAAACTTCCGTCGGTTGCATCCCATCGAACTCTGCCAACTGCATTGGCTGGTGTTGCGGTCGTATCAAAGTCGATATAGTCTGGCGTGGCGATACCGCCAGTCAGCCCGTTCATCGAGGTGATGTCGCTGTTCGCGCCCTTCTTGGCCGCTTCCGGCCAGCCGGTGCGGACGATCACCTCGGTCTCACTTTCTTCGATGATGACCGAGTTTAATTGCTCATCAACAACCATGTTCGTTGATGAGTCGTTAACGATCAAATTCTGATTTGTTTCGTTAACGATCAGTCTCGTACTCACCGAGTAACCTCCGCGTCAACGGTGAAACATCCTTGGATAAGGCGCGTTACCGTTCCGCCGCTAGAGACCACCTCAAGGTCATAGACGTATTCGCCCGCAGTCACCGCAGCCGTATCGGTCGCAGAGACCAAAAGCGTGATCGTACCCGCAGCGCCGCCAAGTGTAATGCGGCTGTTCTCTGTGGTCAGAGATAGCAGCACGGTCGAAGAGTCAGCCGTCGCACGTACTTGCATCCGTGCAGTGTATCCGGTCAGATTCACCGCATTGGCCGATGAATCCTGCCACGTCAGAATGCGCGTGAAGGTTGCGCCTTGATCGCAAACGATGTCGTAGTTAGCCGCCATTGTTCACCTCGGGCGGAATGGGTGACGTGCCGCCGGGCAATGTCACGCCAAAACTGGAAATGATCTCTTCCTCTGCTTGACGCTCGCGCATCACGTCCTCGATGTCCAGCCCACGCTCGGCCAGCGCCTGCGTGCGGGTCATCAGTCCGTTGTTGATGGCGACAATCTGCGCCTCGGCCTCATTGCGCGGGTCTACCCACTGCCAGCCGCGCGGCACCCACTGGGTCGCGCTGAACTTGACAAACTTACTTGCGGGAAGATTGACCACGCCAGCGTCGAGCGTCTGCCGCAGCCAGCGCAGATACACTGGCTGGCAGAAGTGCTCAATCACCCAATTCTGCACCATGCGCCAGTGATCGCGCTCTTCGAGCAAGCCCTGTCGAATGCTTGAGTACGAAACCGCCTCAAGATCGTTAGCCAGTGACGTATACGACACGCCGAGGCCCGATGCGATACCGCGCAGCATTGCCTTCTCGAAGTCTCTGAAAAGCCGTGCTCGGGTGCTGCGGGTCATAAGACTTGAAATCGACACCGGCTGGCAACTGCGCGAACTGTCCAGGCTGCACGTCCATCGACAGCGAGCCGTCGGGGTTGTTGCCATCGCCTTGGTACTCATCGCCGCTTTCGCTGACGAAAAAGCCCATCTTGCTGGCCGAGATACGCGCGGCGACTAGTTCCGCCTCCTCGTACCCGCCCAGCATCTTGAGGCGCGTCATCGCCGTCGCAGTCCACCGGTGAGCCGCGATTCTGACCGATACGATCCGGCCGGAATGCGTGAATCATTCGGTCAGCCGGTATACGCTCGGTGCGCGGGTTCGTGCTGCCGATCTGGTAGTCATCGGGCGGACGCACGCGAACGTGGTAAGCAATCGGTCTGCCCGAAGCGTCCACCTCGATGCCCATCCGAATCTGTCCGCCGTTGGCGAGAATCTCGTTCTTGTCTTGGTCGATCAGATCTGGGTCAATGAACTGCAATCGGAATCGGAATGGGTTTGCGTTGTCCTCAACAAATAGCACAAAGCATTCGCCATCGCGCGCGACCGATTCGATAAACACGCGCTGCGCGTCAATCCACGACAGCCGACCATCGACCGTGCAGACGCCCGGCTGGCCCCATGCGTAGAACGCTGCCTCGAGTTGCTGGTTAGCAATCTGATCCAGCGAGCCGGTTAACTCCCGCGCACGCACTTGCAGCGTGATCCCCTTCGGCCCGACTACGTTAGTCGAGACTAGGTTCAGATACCGCCGCGCGTAGTCGTTATTCTGGCAAAGGTCGCGCGACCGCGCGCGCATCGCTCGCAGAGCGTAGCGCAGATCGCTGTCGGCGGTCTTTGTTTGAGTCATCCAGTCGCTAAACAATCGGCCGGTGTTAGCGGCCTCGAATCCTCGCTTGCGAGAGGGCTTTGGCGTGCGCTTGAAGATATCCAATATGCTCATGCCGAAAACCTCACGCGAATGGTGGCATTGGTGCCGAGACCCTTGCGAATCTGCTCGGCTCGCTGCTCGCGCACCACCTCACCCTTTAGCCGCTCGCGCTCAACGTAAAGATCGGCGCGATTCCAGCGCGAAAGCGACCGGCCCGCAATTGAGTAGGACGCGGCTGCAATGTTGGTCGGGTCTTTAAGATAGGTCTCAATGTTGTCGAGCGCGATCTGTGCGAACGAGCGCGGATCAACAGAATCTGTACTTCGATTCGGCGAAATGTCAAAAACGCCGCGATCAACCTCGACGCGGGCAGAGTCCGACGTGCGGGTGATGTATGCCACCCAGTGATACCGTCCCGGCTCGTAATCGTCGGTCGTGTTTGATACCACCTCGACCGTATAAGCCGTCGTCGATCCTGTCGTGCTAATCGCAATACGCTCGCCGGTAATCTCGCGGCGCAGCACGTAAGACAGGCTGTAAGCCGAGGACGGGTAATCCGTCACAAGATCAGTGCGCTTCCATGCCCACAGATCGCCAATCTGCAAGGAGGCAGGCTCGCGCGTGGGGTAGTTTGCGGAATCAAAAGATTAGCCATAGACCACCCCGCTCGACTTACTGCTTCGGCGCGTCATCTTTCGGCAGATGCGGCTCGACCTGTTCGCGCAATTTTAACCACAAGCCGTGCGCGTTGGAGGATGTCGGCAACTGGCCGAGCATATTCACGATGGCTACGGCCTCGGAAAGTTCAACCTTCAACTCGATCTCTTGCATTACTGCACCCACGGAAGCGGAGGATACACAATCGGCGGATTCTTCTGGTTCTCGATCTGCTGTGCGACAGCCGCCTCTGTGGCGTCCTTGTCTACACCGCTTGCCCAGATCCACCCGAGCACCTGGTCTTTGGTCAGATCAGCATATGGCGTAAACGATTCGCCCGACGGCTGGAAAGAGGCCGTGCTGTAGACCGATCCGCTGTAGTTGTCCTCGGAGCCATTGCACTGCCAATGCGCCACGATGACGTAATCCGCGCCCTGCTCGGACTGCGGCAGGCAGTCGAGGCGGGAAATGTTCCAGTTGTATTCAATCATTTTTTGATTTCCCAGTAATTGCGATTAACAACATACGCATACACGCAGCACAGCGGCTAGCGTCAGCCATCCAAAGGTTGACGTACCACAGCGCCCACACCGCCGACCAACTTGATGCCGACCATCACGGCCAGCGGGTAGAACTTGGCAAAGAGTTTTGCCATCACGGGGTTCAGTTCCCGCCCGCCTTGCTTGAGTACCGTCAGCGTCGTGTAAACGTCAGCGGCTTGCAGCAGGACATAGAGGATCAGTAGGCCGGTGTTCATTTTTTGTCTCAATATCCAAGCGCAAGAGCATTTACAACATACGTCCCAGATGCCATCGCCAATTGTAGTGCTGATCCATTTCTTGTGTATGTTCTGGCAGTTGGAGTTCCAAATGCAGTAAAAGATGCAATCACAGTCGGATTTGCAGCAGTAGAGCAAAACACCAAATCGCAGAATCTATCGCCGCCATTTGCTCCGTTCACAATTACAACTCTGCCTTCCGCGCCAGCCTCATCGAGTATTGTTGTTGCTGTAGATACGTTAATCCCTGTGTTTCTATTTTCAATCTTCGTCCCGACTTGGCTCCCGGTGAAACGCTGATTGCCAGAGACTTCCAGTTTCTGCGCCGGACTCGTCGTGCCGAGGCCGAGGTTGCCGGAGGAGTCGATGGTGGCCCGCAGCGTGTTTGCCGTGCTAAATCCAAGAGAGTTATCTGCCGGACGGAACACCGCACAGTCGGCTGTTGGGGCAGAGCCATTTGCCCGACCTATCCAAGAATTTGACCGAGCATCACCGGCCACATCTAACTTATATGACGGACTCGACGTGCCGATGCCGACGGCCGACGCGACGTTTAACACCCCGTTGATGAGGTCTTGCGCGACGATCTTCTTTGTCTCGGTTGCGCTCGTGTCAACGATTGCGAGCACGTCGGTGGACGGCGCAAGGTTGGCGGCGCTGAGTGCTGTTAACTGGCTGATCTTCTTGTCTGCCATATTCTATCTCCATCCGTTTACCCACCCACCTGGGCGGGGTCTTAAATTCGGTCGCGTCGATCTCTGCTGTATCTGCGGCTGCACTTGCGGGCGATTCTCGATCACCCTCGGCGCTGCCGCCTCTACTTTTCGATTCGGCAAAATCATCGGGCCACCACGGCCGATATACGCCGCGTAAGCGTACACCATGCAATCTAGTGCCTCGGTGCGTGCGCCCGCTGCGCGCGGCTTGTATGACCTCACGCGACGGCCCTGCACCATCCTGTAAATCAATGTCTCGGCGGTCAACTGGTCAAAGTAGACCTCATCGACCGATGCGGGAAAATGAATGTATCCCGCACCCGGCTCGGCGACACGCTTTAGCCTTCCGAATAGAACGTCTTTCGCCGTGTCTACGCCGACAATAAAAACCTGCGCCGAGGTTTTACCCGCCTTGCCTGCGTGCTTCGGCCAGATCAACCGGCCGAACCCGCCCGCTCCCTTGATTGCCCACACGCGCCGCGACTTTCGCTTGGCTGCGTATCCGTAGACCTGTTGTGTAAAGTGTCCGCCCGAGTCAATCGCGCACGCTTCGATCAGCATCGGCGCGCCGTCTTCTCTTGATCGTGCGCGCTCTCAGGAATGCGTCGTGATCTTTCCACAGATCGTCCGAGCCGGGATCACCGCGCAAGATCGCGTGCTCTACTAGCCACGCTTCCTCATCTCGCCCCCACGCCCACACGCTGCACTCAAGCCGGTCGTCCTGCACGTCCGTGCCGACAGTTAGCATCAACGCGCCAGCAGGAATCGTCTGCGATCCGTACTGCTCGCGCCTTGCTGCTAACCCTATAGCCTCGACTTGCTCGCCCTTTTCCTCGAATGTCTCACCGAGCGCCGTGTTGATCCACGTTTGCAGCGTTTCGGGAAATCGTTTGGCCGCGACAAATGCTACGGCCATTTCCGACCATGTAGACCAAGGCGAGTACAACTCCGAAATATGAAACGATGCAATCCCGCGAAACTCTTTCGTGCCGCGCCACTCGCCCTCGCGCAGCATCTGCGTCTTGTCTGCTTCGGTCAGCAGTACGCCGCACGCGACGCACGCATATTGCGCCGCTTCCGGCTGACCCTCCGGCCATCGTACCTGTGCCCACACGAGCCGCTGCGATTCTCCGCAATGCGGGCAGGGCACAAAGTAAAACCGCTGATCGCCCGACTCGAAACCAGCCTCGATGCGGCTTGATCCCTTAATGGTCGGCGTCGATCCTGCCAGCACCTTTCGATTCCAGAATGTCGCCGTGCGCTTTCGCCCCAGCGAAATCGGGTCGCCCTCGGTGCCCGCGCTCGCTGGGTATCTGTCCACCTCGTCAAAGAGCACCACGCGAATCGGACGTGATGCCAATCCGCTCGGGCTGTTGGCACCGGCCACCGTCAGATGCCCGCCTGCGAATTTTTTATGCAGTAGCGTGTTGCCCGTGTCGCGCGACTTCGGATCGGCTATGCGCTCGGTCAGCACAGCCGTGTCGCGCACCATCGGTGCAAGTCTGTCTTTGCTCCAACTCTCCGCCATCTCAAGCGTCGGCTGCACGAGCAGCATCGGCGCTGGGTCTTGATGGACGTGGTAGCCGATTACGTTGTTGAGGACTTCCGTCCATCCGACCTGGGCGGACTTCATCACCCAGACTTCCT